TTTTTGTTACCTTCTTTGTGATAACCTTTCCAACATGCTTCTTCTAAATTATTCTTTGAATGATCACCGTGTGTTTTGCACATACCACAATCAGGACATGTCATTTCCATAACATTGTCAATACTTTCATTGTGTTTTTTCTTACCAGCACAGTGAGCTTTTTGAGAGAACCCTTTGGGGTGACTACAATTTATACTGCTCTTATATTTTTGACTCCACTTTTCATTTAATTTTTCATCTGTAGATTCTAATCCACGTTCTTGTTCATAAGTACCAGGGAAAGGTAAGCCAAGTCCTTCAAAGAATGCAGGACCTGCAACTTTTTCTATACGGTGTAAGTCACGGGTAGCATTAGCTATGGCTGTCTTATCGCCAGTTTGCATTGCCTTTTTATAAGCATCAAAGTATTTTTGATATTCAGTGCCAGGCGTTGGCTTACCTTTTACCATTCTGCTGATACCTTTAAGTATATTGCTTGTGCCTTCATCTACTGGATCATCACGGCCCCAATCTTTATAGTCATCATTTTCATCATACCCACGTAAGTATTCTTTAGGGTCAGGTGATTGGTCCGATCTATCCCCTCGTCTATAATAACTGTCTGCCTTACCTTTATCGTATTCGCTTTTTGGGCCAATCTTAAAAGTTGAGGTTACACTGCCTTCTTTAAAGTTAAAGTAATGTGAATCGCTAGGGTCTTTTACTTTTATTACTTTGTAGCCCTGCGATTCTGCTTTTTCTTTGGCATCAGTTGGAGTTAATGCGCTAATACGAATACTTCTTTTACCTTGTTCATCTCTAATAACAACGATGTATTCTATATCAGCACCTTCCTTAATATCATCTTTTTCATCATCATTCCAATCTACCTCACCTGTACCGTCACAGACAAAACACTCTTGGTCTGTGCCAATGTCTGCGTCCCACACCATTCTACCTGAACCATAGCAGTTACCACATTCTTTTTTTTCTTCTGAATCTTCATTCATTTTTGATATTGGTACTACTTTAACTTGAAAGTATTTTTTAGCAAGTTCCTTTCGCTTTGCATCTGCTTGATTCCAATCAGTGTAAATATCACCTACATATTTATTAGGACCAACTTCAATAGCATACTTTTGTGGTTCGTTGGTATCTTGGGCTGCTTTACCAGCAGCCAAATCTCGATTAGCTCCATATTCACTGGGAGCTTCGTTTAACTTGATACCTTTAAGAATTTTACTCATTTTATTTCTTATTTCGATTATTTAACATACCACGCTTGTTTGCGGTAGCCCATGCGATTCTTTCTGCTTCTTCTTTACTTTTACCAGCTTTTTCTTCTGACTTTTCAATGTGCTTGACCATACGATCTACTTTAGCACCTTCTGCTGTCATTACGCCGCGCTTGTTTAATTCTGCTCTAATAAGGTCTGCACTTGCTTTAGTTCTAGGATCTTTTCTACCTATTTCACTTTGTAGTGCAAGTAGTTCTTCTAACTTATGGGTGCGAATTTTAGAAAGGTCAGGTTTTCTTTGCTCAGACCCTTCTGATACATCTTGCTCTTTAATCTTATCACCTGGCACATTGCCCTTCATTTTTATATGACTTTTGGCACCGTGCCCTGCTGCAATTTTTCTAGCTTCGTTATCATTCATGGCTGTAAATCGTTTTACTTGTCCATTCTTGAACATCATTTCATATTTTTGCTTTTTACCATTTCCCTGAAGTTCAGGATCGTATAACGGACCACCCCAGTTGTTATTACCTTCACCTACACCTTGCTCCATCATACCAAATGATCTTGATCTATTAAAATCTTTGCTAACTGCCTTTTCAGCTACAATATCAAATTTAGGTTTTTCTTCTACACCTGAAGTAGCTTTATCCATATGTTTATAGATTGCTGTACCGCGAAATCCTTCAGGGCTAGCTTTCTTGATATTTGCTTGAATGTGTGCTTTTTTAAATTGTGGATTAGTTATCAACTCTACAAAACTTGGCACTGATGTAAATAGTTTCACAAATCTATCACCTTTACCTACAGCGTTTGCCCTAGAGAATAATAATTTTATAGTATTTGCATATTCTTTAGAAATAGGACCTATTTTATTTCCTATTTTAACTTTGATATCTTTTTGTTCATCTGCGGCGTTAAGTATTTCACTAAGAGTATCCATTGCTTTAGTCATTGGTCCACCTTCTACTTGGTGGTTTGCACTCTCTCCTGCCATACCGTTTCCAATTACACCTGCACCATGAATAGCTTCTTTAAACATATCTTCTATATCACTGCCTAAACTTGCACCCTTTAATGCTCCCATTGGAGTTTTAGTGATAGCTGCTCCTGCAGCACCCCCTACCATAGCACCCTTCATACCTTCTTTGGTTAGTTGTCTATGCTCTAAGTATTCACGGATAGTGTTTAAATAGTCATTTGCTTTGATAATTTTTTCTTGTACCCAACCTTCAAGTCCTTCTTCTTCACTATATGTTTTAACTATTTGATACACTTCTTTAGCATTTTTTGCTGCCTGAAATAAATCACTTAATGCCATTTCAACTTCATGGTCTGTTCTATCTTGAGCATGTGTTACAAATCCTGTTTTGAATTTACGACCTTGGCCAGGAACTAAAATTAAATCATCTTCTTGTAATTCTGCTTCTTTTACCTGTACAGGGTTTGATTCCAAAGATTTACGCATTTCTTGTTTGCTTTTACCGTATTTCTTTTTGAATTCTTCATCAGTAAGTCCATCTTTACCTGATTTCAAGTCCATAGCTAATTCTTTCATCTTGCCTTCGCTTATGCTATTAGCATATTTCTTTTTTGTTTTTGTGCCGGTAAGTAAATTGCCACCTTTACGGCTTTGTTTAAATAAAGGAGCAGCTACTGTAGCAACTGAGCCCGAAGTAGTAGTTTCCTGAACAATTTGAGTAATCTTCATGATGAATTCCAAAGTTATTATGTATTTATCTAAATGCCATAATATGGAAACTTATCAGAATTTGCCGTTGGGATTCGCTATAGGTGGTATTCCTGCTCTGGATACCTTAGACTTAAATGCTTTGGCGTTCTTTTGTATAGAATCTGGGTGAACATCTACTGTAAGGGCTGTCTTAAATCTTGGATCATTTTTTTGTTTTTCGCTTGGAATGTATCCTGAACCAGATTCTTTAATATTATTATTTTGGATAGAGGGTAACCTTTTATCAAAATATAATTCAATCAACATTTTTATCTTATCGTAAGTATCTTCGTCACCTGCGATAATCACAGTTGAATATAAGGATTTATGACTTTTGCCATATGGATATTCCATAGTTCGATCTTTAAATTTAAAAGTATATGTAAAATCTGACTCGCTTACCAGTGGTATTAATTGTGCAGGGTTTTTCAAATTATCCTGCCCTGCTATATCCATAATATGTATATTATTTCCTATTACTATTATAGGAATGGGTATATATTTTTTACCTACGATTGGATTTTTAACCGACAGTTTCTCTAACGCTTTTACTTGTGATAAAATATCTTGGTCTACTGACTCTAATAAATTTTTATTTCCTAAAAATTCTTCTACGAATATCATCCAAGAACTCATTGGTACAGTACCATTAATACTGTTTAGATATTTTTCTTGATCTGTTAAGTTTTCTTTATCAAAATAAGGAGCGTATCTTGTATTTGACTCAGTTACTTTTTCTACAGATTTCCATTTATCAGTTAAATTATTTACTAAGTCTTTAACTGTGTTTAGCTTATTTGCCTGCATATACTTAATGATATTAACTGCGTGTTCTCTATCTGGACCTGAATTGGGTTTGCGAGCATTGCTCAAATCGTTTGCTAATCCTTGTGCTGCACTTTCCTTATCATAACTGTATTGTAACGAATACCTTAAAGAATTAGCTTTTTTACTTAGTTGGCTTTTATCTTTTGCGTTAACCAGTTCGATCCATGGTATCAAATAACCTTTATGACTGCTAACATAACCTCTGGTAGTATCTTGACCTTTAAGTACAGACACATCGCCCAATTTTCGTGTATCTTGATTTCTCCAAGCATCTTTATCTGTATAAAAATACGCGGTGATTCCTAATCGTTTAGCTAAAATTAAATCTTGTCTAGCCCATGCTCTAGTTTGCGGTTCTGCATCTGATGAAACATAAATATGAATTGCTGTAACACCATCAATACTCATTGTGGGATCTTTACTGAATATTCTATCTTCAGCTTCATGCGATTTGTGATGACTTTGTAGAGGGTCGCGGTTTAACCAATAATCTACTGGTGCACCTTTATAATGCCTACTATACCATTGTCCGTCTAATACAAATAGTACGGCATCACTACCAATAATATCATGATAACCTCCTCGGCGTGTACGGGTAGTACTTAAAAAGTAAGGATAACCTTTGGGAGCATATTGTTCTTCTACACTACCCAATGTGCTGCTTAACTGAAATTTACCTGTTGATAGTATATTTCTTGCAGTCCTAGCCCTAGTATAGTGATAAACTATGGGGCTGATACCTTCACTCAATTTACTTTCAGAAACATACATACTTTCAATACTTAATTTTTTACTGTGTAGTTCATCTCTTAGCGCATATAACTTTGTAATAAAACCTTGACTGCGTAGTGCTTTATAAGCTAGATTTTCAGGACCAAACTCACCACCTTTATCTAATCCTGCTTGTCTATAACGCCTTATTGTTTTTAATACTTCAGTAACTTTAGCCAAATCTTTTGACTTTAATGCTCTAACTAGTAACTCTTTTAATTTATTATACTTTGCTGATGTAGCAGTTTGGTCAAACCCTGCTCTGCGTTTTGTTGGTATTCTGATCCATTCATTGTTCATCAGACTATACTCACCCAAACTTACTACAGGTTCGCTAGCATCTTGTACATAAAGTTCTACTGGTATTCCATGAACCTTTATATCATGTGAATCATTGTAAATTGTTTTCTTGGCTGTAAATAGTTCTTTGTAAATTTCATTGTCAGGCATTCCCGACATATCTACTAAGATATGTAAATCTAAATCACTGTGATTAGTATATGAATATGCTGCATTACTTCCTGACACAGTAATGTCTTTAACATCTAATCCACTAATACCCAATTCTTCTAAAAAATCTTGAGCGATAATCAACAACTGACGCTTAACATCGGGCCGTAGTTTTTGCCCAGCGAATAACTTTGGATTAAGTTTATCGTGGAAAGTAACCGCATCCTGTAGGCGAAAAGTTTCAATCTCGTTAATAGTAGTCATATAATATTTATCTTACAGTTGTCACCGTGCCACCTTATATACATTGGCTTTCCTATAACCTTTTTACAATGTGGACATTCAATCTTATTATAAATACCGGCACCTGTTTCCTTTAATGTCTGCAATCGTTTAGTAGTTGCTTTCGGAGTACCTCTATGCTTACCATTCGCACGCCGAGTTTCTACCCGTTTAATATTAGCCTCAGGCGTAGACTTACCTGTGCCGCGCATAGCTTTAGTTGCAATGCCTTTGATAATACTTTCAGGTGTTCGTTTAAAAGTATTATTGCGTGTTTTTGTTGCATTTGCTTTATCTATCATTTCTGCTGAAACTACATATCCTTTGCCTGCTTTTCTGGTTGCGACCCTTCTTGCAATACTATCGGGTGTCGTTGTATTTATAGTACCATTTAATGTTCTGGTCAACAATCTCTTGGTAATAATAGCGTCGGTTGCAACAGGCCAGCCCCCATCGCCGGATTCCGGTTTTAGGTTAGCCCATATCTTTTTACCAAATTCGTCTCTGGCATTTACAACGTCCCATATATTACTATAATACAATCCACGTTCAGTGAGTTCTTCCTTTGTTTCGCACTCATGGATAATGTCAGTCATAATAGTTTTACCATGTTTTCTTAAATGAGAATTCCAATACTCGCCTGAACCTAAATACTTATATGGATCTTTGCGTTTGGTCTGACAGAGGTACTTTAACCCAGTTATTTTATGGGTTTTGACCATGAGATAATAAATAGTCATGCTGATAACCTGAAGGATTCTAATTGAGTAATATTCATGTATGTATTTATGATTAACTGAATAAAGTAAAAAGCCCCTTTCGGGGCTTTTATTATTTTACTTCGTTTCCATCTTTATCAATTAGTTTCATACCCTGTTGACGCTTAGAATCTAGGAACATTGGTCCAATTGTACTTAGTAGATGATCTTGGTTTTCTTGGCAGAAAACATAACTACCTGAGTGGCGTAGCATAATACGCTTATCGACCCAAATACGACCACCTAGATCACGCCAGTTCTCGCAGAACGTCCAATCCTCGGAGTAATAACGGTTCTGACGAACAGCAGTATCAAAATATGTTTTTAAATGCTTATCATATTTTGGATCAAGACCGATATCATTCTTGTACTGTTTAACAGCTGGGTGAGCATTCATTTTTTCAAATACATGCTTTTTCATTAGTAAGAAACCAGTACCAGCTTTTGAAACTTCTTGTAGTCCATCTGGTCCTTCTTCTGCACCCTCGAATCCATTAACTACCCATTTGATTGGCATAGTCTTCATTGGATATAAACCAGCGCAAACATCAACATCACGGTTTAGTAGTACTAGCAAGTGCCATGGTTCCCAACCAATGTCTGCATCTACGAAGAATAGATGAGTAGCATCTGGCATATCTAAGAATTTGGCAGTTAGAGTATTGCGGGCACGACTGATAAGACTTTCGTTAACCATTGTTTCTAGTGTCCAGTCAATACCAAGTTGACGGGCAGTGTTAGCCCACTTAATAAAACTCATAAATGTTGATTCTGTTAGCATACCACCATAACATGGCATTGCAATATGCACTTTAGTAGTGCGTAGATAATCTACATTTACCTGTACTTGCCCAGGTTGTGCAGCTTCTTGTTTTTGAGCTTCAGCAGCAGGTGCTGCTTGTTGTTCTACTAGTTCTTGTACCTTTTCTACAGGAACTGTTTTTGTTGCAGTCTTTGTTTTTTTAGTTGCCATGTTGTCCTCTTGTTAAGATAAATTTATTTAATCTTAGTAGAGGCGTTCGAAATATTTTTATTTTTCCTCTAGATAATCTAGACTTTCGTAGACTACTTCTTCCGCCATACTTTCTTGACTACCCATAACTTCGTCAAACATTCCAACAACATTCTTGGCTAGTTTAGGGTTCTTTCGTGTAGCGGGATACAAACTCATAACCATTGCTGTTTTACGCTTATCATTTAATGTAGGCCAAGCTTTACGAATCTGTGTAGCACTAGTAATACCAGGGCCAAACTCTACAGTTTTTAGATATGCCATGTAAGTATGTTGGCTTGCTGGTAATAAATTGTTTTCGTTGACTTTATAATCCAATAATTTTTGTGGCTTGCCTTTATTAGGACCTCTCGTTGCTAGTGGTATTTGATCCGTTTTGGGATTTAATGGTAAGCCTTGCGGTTGATCGTTTTTATCTTTATCACTACGGACAAAAATAACAACAGCATCATTCAAATCGCCAATACGACTAGCCAGTGCAGGGTCTTCTACGCTAAATTGTCTTGAAACTTCAATAAAGTCTTTTGGAGGTACTCCACTTAGTTGTGCTAATTTTTTCTTTAGAGAAAATGGAAACGGTCTATCAGATTGTACATTTGTAGCACATACTAAAACCGTAGCGTCAGGAAAGGCTTCTTTAGCTTGTCGATACAAGCTAGCATGACCCGCATGAAACGGATGAAATCCTCCTGACATTACTACGAATTTTTTCATTATTTACCAGGTGGGTTATATGTTTGTTCGTATTCAGCTTTTGCTACACGATAATAACCAGCATCACCGTCTTTAACTAGATAGTCACCTGGCTTCAGTATCATACTTTCTCCCCAAGGAGCAGTAAATGTAATAGGTTGTTGACCTGTGTATAATGCTACTAACCGAGGACCTTGTTCCGGAATAACTACACCACCTATATTACCATCGTATAGTTTAGGAAATTTAGCACCCTTAACTACATAATTTTCTTTACTAGGGCCTGACATAATAATATCGTTTGGAAGTGCAACATTCTGTGTTTCTTTTCCATCACTCGTTATTGTTACGACAGGTTGTTCTTGTGCAGACACAGTGTATGACATTGCCGGCATTCTACCAGGAACTCCATCTTTAACAAATTTATATTGTTTTGGTTGTTTACGGGTAGGTAAAAATTTTAATTGACTTACAACTTGACTAATATCAGTAGATCCACCTTCTTGCGCTTCATTAATCATGTCAATATATTTTCTAAAAAGTTCCGAACTCATTTTATTTTCCTTGTGTATATGCAGGCGCTCGTTGTGCTGACGCGGCCTGTCTTTGTTGTTGCGCCAATCTCTTATCTAATTGTTGTCCCTGTGCTTGTCCATGTGCTTTAATCCATTCAATGGCAGCCGGCTTTGTTGGTGGCGCAGCCATAAATCTATCAACTACTTGTTTCTCTTGTGATAAATCTACTGCACCTTCATTGTTAATAATCAATAATCTTTTTCCGTATAACTGCTGTAATTTAGGGATGTTTTGTTGAATTTGTTCATAACTAGATTTGGCTAAATCTAGTGGTACATTTCTACCTTGACCAAACTGAGCTGCCTGTTTAGCGGCTCTTGATTGCTGTCGTTGTAAACTTGTTTCTAGACTTACATTAACAAGAATAACCATGGTATCATATCCTAAGGTTTCCAACTCAGTTAACGGTTTAACTAACCCTGCAACATTTCTTCCTGACCCGTCAATTAGTAATCCTAGTCTTTCGCTAACCCAATTACCTTTTTGTTTTTGTGTCAATTCCCAATTACGTTCTAATTGGTCCGGCGTTAACATACCACCAGCAACTTTTCCTTGCTTGATTAACAATTCATTAAAATTGTCTAAGTTTAAACTACGCAAACCTGAACCGCCTACTAGTTGTTGGGCAATAGTACTTTTGCACGCGCCCATTGGTCCTATCATAGCGATAGTTTTAAATATGTGCGGGTCGTTTACACCCTCATCTACTATTGATTCTAATATTAATTCAGATATTTTCATTTTAATAACTTAATTTTACAAATTGCACTACACCACTACCAAAATCACGAACTTGCGCTCGCATCCAAACAAAGTTGCCTTCTATATTTATGCCCAGTGAAGCATTTGATGCTATCTTAGGAGCGGTGTTTGAAGCGGCATTTGCGTTTGCTTCTAGTTCATATACATCAAACCAATCTATCTCGGCTGGTGTAGTAGCTAGTGTAGCTTGAACAAAAATATTACCGGTTACTTCAAGTAACTTTAAGCTTACTGTTTGCAAGTCTTTGGGAGTCATGTAATAAGAAGCAGCAGCTTGTTTAGTACCAACAACTGTGTAGGTAGTTACATTGGCAGTATTTCCAATCCAAGCAGTTTGTGGTAATAGTATCAGTGTGGTAGGCTGAGACATTATGCTTTTACCACTTCTACAATTACGCTATTAGTAACTAATTCCTGTGCTACTTGCTCTAGTGCGGCAAGGATATCATCACTTACAATGGTGGATTGATCTTCGCTGGAATCTTTTACAATCTTACTAAATTTTACTACTAATATTTCTTCGACAATCTTTGCCATAATAATACTCCTATTAGAGTATTTATCATTAGTTTGGTCGTTTTTCTAATTTGTAAGATTTACCAAATATATCTGATGCCGACAAGTGCATCAGTGTTAACACTGAGGGGTCATTATAATCAATATAAAAAGATCCATATATGTAAAATTGTGCGTTTAGAGGATATCGACCTACCCTATATAACCATTTTAAAAAACTTTTAGAAGGGCGCATTACTGTATCATCATATCTGTCAAATAATTCTAGTATATCACTTAATGTTTCAGATTTTATTTTGCTATTTTTTATCATTACCCTATGCTGATATTTAGGTTGATTTACAAAGTATTTTATCCCAGCAACTGGTGTAGCTAATAGATCTGCTTGGCTAAATTGAGTAGAGGGGTATATATTTGCTAGTGTTTTTAGAAGTGATAAGTCATTACTAAACACACTAACACCATTTCCCTGTACTCTAATAGTTACACTTTCGCTGTTCTTATTAACCCACGTTAAATATTTGTCAATACTTTCCAACTCACTATCAGATAGTATCCTGGGCTTTGCGATACCTATACCATATGAATAAAAATGGTGTTTTCTTTTTGTAAATTCTGCGATAGTTGTTATATTACGGGTACTAGCCAATTCCGAGTTATTAATCTTAGCTCGGAATTGGTACTTATTGTAATAAAGAATTTGTCTAGTTTCAGTTATCAATTGTTATGATTCCATCTTCACCAACTCTGGCTGCTGCTTTCGGGGTAACATTAAATTCGATTTTTTCATTGTCTAATGTAACCATTATAGTAGCATTCTTAATGCGCTCAAACAAGATTTTCTTACTTAGTGGTACTCTAATCAGTTCATCGATCTTACGAGCTAGTGGTCGAGCACCCATTTTCTTATCATAACCCTGCTCGGCCAAATACTCTACAACAGGCTCTGAAAGGTTCATAGTAATATTATGCTTTTCTTGCAAACTAACTTTAAGTTGTTCAGTAAATTTAATAACAATCTTTTTGATTGCCAATGAATCTAGCTTGTTAAACTT